AAATCCTCTGTTAACAATGCAATGAAATTTGCGAGTACTTTGGGTCGGGCTATTACTGGTGCGACAGGTGCTATTGCTGTATTGTCTACTATTGCTTTGCCAGTTTTTGATAAAATTTATGAATATGTTGTTGGCGTACCACGTGATTTGCAGGGTCTTTCCGGTATGGAAGCTGAAGTTGCTGATTTTATTTCTTCAGTAAATAAATTATATAAGGATGGATTGGACTCGTATGAAAATTTAAGAGATGATTTGGATATTCAGAATAGACTGTTGACTCTTCGCACATTAGGTGCTACGCTTAACAAACGTTTGCTTGGAACTAAGTGTTCTGCTCGAGCTTATAGAATTTTCGAGCGATATTATTTAATGTTAGAGAAACTTATTGATAAGGCAGAACTCATAGGTGGTAAAGGTACAGGTCCTCGACCTGAACCATTAGTTGTGCAGTTGTTTGGTAAATCTGGTACTGGCAAGTCTCACGTTCCGTATTTTATTGCGGCAGATTTGTGTAGTTGGGAAGATAAGGAAGGTGATCCTATTAATCACATGTATTATAGGAAAACTGATAATGAATATTTTGATGGATATAAACCAGGCACTCACCTCATGTGTGTTTATGATGACTTTGGTCAGGTTAAGGATTCAAAATCAAAACCTAATACTGAATTTTTAGAATTGATTTATGCTTGCAACATAGCTGAATATGCTTTGCATATGGCAGATATTAAGGAAAAGAATAATACTTATTTTAATTCGAAGTTAATTTTGTTGACAACTAATCATTGTCATTATAAGATTGATTCTTTGACTGAACCAGAGGCATTTTTACGTAGGGTAGATTTAAGGTTTGAGGTTTCTATTAACCCTCTTTTTAAAGATAAGTATGGTAATGTATGTCCAGAGTTAGTTAAATCTCATCCTTCGTCTGGTGGGCGAGAAGTTTCGGAAGTAGTTTATCAATTTACTCCCTACTCTCGTACCCGCGGACAAGGGAATAATTCACAGTATGAACCTATTATTGATTCGCGTACTTTAAATCCTGTAGTATTAGATTATGAATCTTTCATTCAGTTAGTAAAGAGTAGTTATAACAAAAAGATAAATCATTCCCATGCTCGTATTAATGCTATGGCTTATCGTGCACAGCAACTGCGTGAGAAAAAGGAGAATGCGTCATTTGTTGATGCTCCTGTCGCTCAAGTTGATGCTGATGATCATGTACAATTTTTGATCTGTTATTATATTCGGAGTGGATTGCCGGAAGATTTATACGATATTGATATTTCTCAGGCTGAGACTGACAAACTTGCACTTTTATATAACGCAACTGACACAATGTGG